AAGGAGATGCTCGCGGCTGGGTGTACCGCTGGCACAGCGGCGAAGTACCTTTTTGCTGCTGCAGCACAGTGGCCTAGTCAATCGTCCCTTGTATCCATGTTGTGTCGCCGTAATCTGGCGAATGACGAGCCACGGCGTGACACATTGAGACAAACTGACGCTCGTTCATGTTTGTTTTGGCTCTGTTCACCATCGGTAGCACAACCTGCAAGTTCTCAACGTCGTCTGTGCCGCCAAGGCTTCGTGGATCTTTGTGGTCAAGCGACGACAGTTTCGGAGTGATCTCGATACCAGTCAAAGCACACTTGAAACCCTGACGCTCGACGATTTGCATGAGGTCTTTGATTGTGACCTTGCCAACGTGCTTCAAACGCATTGTCTTGCAACCGCTCATTACGAATGTCCTTTCGTTTGTTCAAGTTGGAATACACGGTTTGCGCCCACAACCTCCAAGGCTGCTCGACCCGCTTGCGCTTCTCGTAGTAGCGATATGCGTATTGAGATAGCAGAAGTCGGCACGTCGCCTCCCATTCAAGTCCGCTCTCCCTGACCACCCCGGTGAGGGCATTAGATTTACGCAGGTGACGCTTTCTGTTTCGCCTCCACCTCAACGAACGCAACCACACGGTGCACTTTTTAGACCACTTGTTTTCGCCCTTGCGCTTTACACGAGATGTGAAATTCCACGCTAATGACTGGAGTCGCTTTTGCCATTGCAAAGCCAATTCAAGCTTTTTTTCTTCGGCTTGTTGCATCGCGCAAGCTACGCCTTTATCAACCATGGCAACCGTTTGACCAGATGCGTCCAGAATCTTGACACGGTCTGCCAAATCAACAACGGTAAAGGTGACACGTTCGACTCGGATCATCGTTGCCTTGCCACAATCGTTGCGAGTTCTGCCAATCTCGCCGTCTCGACAATCACCACGCTGTGCCTGTTGTTTGCGCGATGCCACACGATCGGCACCTTGCCATCTGGTGCGTCGGCCTTGGCCTGTTCAATGGCTTCCCACAGCGACAACCGCTCTGTGCGTTTGCACTCGACATGGATTGGCACGCCATCGAGCACGACATCAGGCGAGTCCGGCCCGCCTTGGTACTGCACGCCACGGCGTGCGGTCACGCCTAGCAGGCTGGCCAGCTCGGCCGCACACTCGCGCTCACCGCGCTTGCCCTTCTGACGGCTCATGCGTCCCATGGTGTGCCTCCATGACGGACCGCATCCACGCACGCACAGGGTGCAGTAGCACGTGACCGCTCTCTTCGCCGTAGCGTGAACGCAGTGGCCCACGTGGCCCGACCTGATGCGAGTTGATGGCGGCCAGCTTGGCGTCTGACCCTGACCCAACGAACAGCGGACCGCCACTGTCGCCCGGGGCGATCATGTACTCGAGCGGCGACGACCTGGCCCTGGCCGAGCAGGTGACGATCGGCCCGTCGATCGAGTCGATCGTCTGCGTGCCGGCTCGGAGCCGGCCGTCTGCGATCTCGTAGCCTCGCCCCATCGTTCCCGTCACGCCGTAGCCGGCGACGATGCAGGTCTCGCCGGCCGTGACCGTCTCGGCGATCTCCGGGTACCAGGGCAGGGCACAATCCTCGGTCGTCCGCAGGATCGCCAGGTCTTCGCTGGCCATGGCCAGCCGCTCCCACCCCGGGTGCACGACGATCCTGACCGTACCGGCGTCCGGCGGTCGTCGAGCGGGGCTGTGGTCACGACGCCTCCCGGCGTTTGGCGATGCCAAGCGACGAGTCGGTGAACTCCCCGCCGAGCATGCGTGCCACGAACGACCCGCGCTCGTCCCGACCGCAGAACTGCCGCAGGCTCGGTGGCGTCTTGAACCCGGCACACGCCCCGCGCTTGATCTCGGGGATCGCCCGGATCGCCTCGTCGAGCCACCCGGGCTCGCCCAGGCGGTCGATCGCCTCCTGCGGCGGCTCGGCGGACCGCCACTGCCGCTTGTCGCCCCATGCGGCGTTCCACGCCGTCCGCAGGGCCTCCCAGCCGTCCGCAAAATCGCCCGGAGGGGGTGTTGGTGGTGGTGGTGAATAAGACATGGACATGGAAGCATCGCCGGGGCATATGCGGTCGCATTGCTCCGAGCATTGCTCCACGCATTCTTGAGCCCCACCGTCTGGTGGATCGTCCGAGCCGGCAGCACCCGACGCAGACTTCCCAGACCACCGCGCGGAGGCGGACTGACGAGCCCGCTCGCTCCGTTGGTGTGCCAGGTGCCGCTCGTGCTCCAGCCGGGCGTTACGACGCTGCCCTCCTGTCGACTTTGGGAACTTGGGCTCGATGACCTTCCAGACCTTGCCGATGCCCGGGGAGATCAGCTCAAGCCGCTTGGGATCGTCTGGCAGGCCGCCTTGCTCCCACTGGGCTACCAACAGGGTGACGTAGTGGCCGCGCTCCTCCGCCGACCAGCCGAGGGTGCTGGCGAGGAAGTCGCGGCCAAAGAAGGCAAACCAGCTGCTCATGGCGCGGCCTCGTGCTGCAGGCAGTGCGGAGCGATCGGCCAGTAGATGTGGTCCTGTTCTTCAATCAGAACAAACGGCCCAACCACCTCGACATTGCAGCTTTCGACGTAGTAGCCCAGCCGTCCCATGTTGATCGCACTGGCCTGCGTCAGAACGTCCAGCGCTTCTTGATAACTCACCGAAAACCACTCACCGCTCACGTGCCGCTGTTCATTCTTCAGCCATCGGTGTATGCAACTCTCAATGGCATAAGCGGCGCTTTGGCACGACTGCCAATCCTTTGTTTTGCCAGGCTTTTGGCACACCACCTCAAATAGGACTTGCAACGGGTTGGCATTGCCAGTCTGCAGGAGTTTCTTCCTATCGTTGATGCGTTGTGCGATGCCAAACTTAACATTTCCAATGCCGTCGCTGATCGCGTACACGCTCCAAATGTAATACAGGTCTGTATCCACAACGCTACCTCCGTGCGTGTTGTGTCGTGTGTGTTATCTGCGCCGTAGGCGCCCTTGCCTTGCCACGCCTTGCCACGCCAAGCCGCGCCGAGCCCCGCCCGACCCCACCGTGCCCAGCCCCACCTTGCCAAGCCCCGCCCCGCCGTGCCAAGCCTCGACCCGAACCATGCTTGTTTCGTATCTGTGCCATTGGCACCCTCGCCTAGCCGTGCCCAGCCCAGCCTTGCCCGGCCAAGCCGTGCCGAGCCTAGCCTTGCCACGCCGTGCTTGTTTCGTTTGTGCGCCATAGGCGCCCTTGCCGGGCCTCGCCGCGCCACGCCGGGCCAGACCCCGCCCAGCCGGGCCTCACCGCGCCGCGCAACGCCTCGCCGCTCCTCACCTCGCATTCCTCTGCGTCGGCCGCAGAAGCGTCTCGACCTCGCGCTGCGACCGTGCGATCTCGGACCGCTGGGCCTTCATGTACCGACGTGATGCCGCCAGCGCGACCGACGTCGCCCGGGGGAGATTTGCGACGTCCACCACGGCCGTCTCCCGCAGACCTCGAGCGATCTGCCGGCCAGCTCGACGCTGCCGATCGGCCGGCACCTCGGTGGCGGCCTGCAGGTCGGTCAGCAGACGCAGCCCGGTGTTGACCTCGGGCCGCGTTGCGATCCGCCGCCGCTTGAGCAGGCGCGACCGCACGCGCTTGATGATCGACCAGCCGCCGATGTCGTCGCGGTTGCGGCCCATCGCCCGCTCGACGACCGACCACGGCACGACCTGGCCCTTGTGATAGCTGCCGATCGCAGCCCACACGGCGTCCACTTCCGCGTCCCACTTTCGCTCAATCATCTCGACCTCCGTGTTGAGAAATTGCCCGTTGGGCACCTAGCCATGCCTCGCCACGCCATGCCCCGCCGTACCCGGCCAAGCCCCGCCGTACTTGTTTCGTTGCGTGTGCCATAGGCACCCTCGCCGCGCCTGGCCGAGCCCAGCCGAGCCACGCCCTGCCGAGCCATGCCACGCCCAGGTTGTTCGTTCTTTGTGCCATTGGCACCCTTGCCTCGCCCGGCCCCGCCTCGCCCTGCCGCGCCCTGCCGCGCCCTGCCGTGCCGAGCCGAGCCCCGCCGCACCCGTCTTTTTCACACCTTGCTCACCGCGGCCTCAAACTGCCCGTAGGTGCCCGGCGTCTTGCACCCAGGACGCCAGTCGCACAGGCCGACCGATCCGGCGATCTCAAACAGCTCGGCCAGCCGGTCGATCGTGATCTCGTCGGCCAGGATCTGCACCTCGCCGCTCACCTTCCACGACCGAAAGATCGGCCGCACGCGCACGTGCTTGGCCTGGCCGACCTTAGCCCGCTTCACCAGTAGGTCGAAGCCGGCGTCCGCGGCCATCTTCTTGTGAGTTGCAAAGTCGGCGTCGCGATTGGCCACGAAATCGGCGACCTCGATCTGCCTGCCAGCGTTAGTGAACTCCAAGTTGTCCCGCGGGATCAGCAGGCCGCTCTGCGTGATCTCCTTAAAGGTCTTTTGCCCCTTCAGGATGATCTGCGTTCCGGCCTGCCGAATCGCCACCATGACGTTGTCAGCCGGCATGGCGACGAAGCCCTGGTCGTCGATGTACAGGTATGTCTGCCACGTCCACGGCGGAGAACGATCGTCCCCCTTCACGGACACGTTCTTGTTCTTCTTGTCCTTTCTCCATACGTCGAGCGTTGACGCCGCCTCGACGTTGTCCGCATGCATCAGCAGCGGCGTGATTCCAGTCAGCGTAAATCGAGCCTTCTGAATGTTCTTCCCAGCCATGTCCTGTCTCCTTGTCCTTAAAACACCATTAATCACACTTGGCCACAACGTCACCGCGACGCCGGCATCCACCAATGCTGCACACCCCGCTGCCACTACCTAACGGCCGTGAACCTTCTTGTTTTCATTCATCAATGTGTTGCGAAGGTTTTTTCCGGATATGTTGAGTTGAGATGCAATGCGACTCACAGCTACATCCCATGCCGCCGCTGCTACACCGTTCAGCATGTCGTCTATTGCGCTGAACTCTTCCACCGGCTCTTTGAATGCAATGTCCCACAGTCGCCGCCCCTCAGCAGCCACATCGATCCAGTCGTGCATCTGCGACGCCAGTTCCTCAAAGTGCTTGTGAACCGCGTCTCCGAGGTCGACGTCTTCGCGGTCCCAGTTGGCTATCTCCTGCTCTATGGCACTACGTGCCTTGCAAGTCACTTGCGTTGACATGTCATTTGCTCCTGTAACCTGCCTGCCCCGATCCGATACTCACACTCCCCATACGCCACCTCGCGCCCCGTCTTCTCGATGAGCCCAGCACGCCGCAGCTCGGGCAGCCGCTTGGACACCGCGGCCACCGTGATGCCGGCCCGCCGTGCAATCTCCGTCTGTCCTGCAGGCCCAGCCGCCAGGGCCTCGAGCACCAGGCGACGATGCCCGGCCACCGGCGCCCGCTGGGCGGCCTTGTGCGACGTTGGCGGATCCATCCGCCTGGCCGCCGCGAACAGCGGCAGCACGGCCTCGGGCTCGCGGTAGTAGTCGCTCACGCCACCACCTCCGCCGCCTCTCGCAGCTTGGCCGCCTGCTCGAGCAGCCGCCGGCCTATCTCCTCGATCTCGCCGGCCATCGCGGCCTCGGCGTCCACGGCACGTGCGTGCCACTGCGGAGAGATCCGGTGCCTGGTCTCGCCGCACTCGACCCACTGACCGCACTCGGACACCGTGCCGGAAAACGTGCTTACGAACACGCCGTCGCTGGTCACGCGATCCGCACGCCATGCCTTGTAGACCGTCATGCAATGCGTGCTCCGTCTGGTAGTGCCTTGCCCATGTACAAGAGCTGCACGACGCCGCCGTGCTGCACGAGCTGGTAGTGGTGAAGCTGCCCGCTCCACGGCATGTCCAGCCTGGCCGGGTACTGCTCACCACGCCTCGGCGTGTACGGCATCCCGTCCCACGGACCGCCGTAGAACTGGATCGTGCGGTGGTCGTCAAAAAGGGATGTCGTCGGCATCGGCCCGCTCCTGGAACTCCGCATGCGTCTTCGCGGCCGGCGTGCGGGCCGGCGCCCTTCTGGGCTTGGCCTCGGCCGGCAGCGGCCTCTGTGGCGACGCATGCCACCTGGTGATGCGCTGGTACTCGGTGCCCGTGGACTGCGCCACCTTGTTCTCGATGTCGACGGTCGCCACGCGCCCGACCAGCGACTGCTCGTCCCAGTCCTCGCCACGCTTCGGTGGCGACACGCCAGCCGACCGGCACACCGCCTCAAGCAGGCCACGCCACCGCAGGTTCACGATGGCCTCGACCGGGTAGTACCCAGCCTTGCTCCACGTGACGACCAGCGACGTACCAGTCGGGTTGTCGTCAGCGACCCTAAACTTCAGGTCCTTGATCTCGGCCTTGACGATGTCGCCCGTGTGCCGACCCGTCGGCACCTTCTGCGTGTGCCCGTGGTCCACGGCGGCTCGCGGCTCCTCGTCCCAGTTCCACCACGCGTCAAAATTCATGACTTGATCTCCGGTTCGTGTGCCTTCCCGACCCTCACGCGGAGCGGCTCCAGCAGCTCCCGCACATGCTCGACAGCCTTCGTGCCCGAGATGCGGCGGACGTGCCACCGCCGCACCACCTCGGCCACCTGCTGCATCAGCTCCTCCGACTCCGCCCGCTTGGCGGTCCACGGCGGCACGTCATGCCACGCCATCGGTCACCTCCTGCGGCTCGATCGCGTCGTGCCGCTCCCTAACCAGTACTGTCAACGCATCGCCCTGCTCGGGCGTCAGCTGGCCGTCCGAGAGCAGTGCGTCGATGCGGTCGCCGATCTTGCCGAGCGTCCGCACGCTCTTAGCCTCGGCGATGTACTTGACGACCTGGTCGTACAGCTCGGTGTCGATCGGCCTGGCCCCGGTGCCGGCGAAGAGCGGCGCCAGTGCGTCGATCGTCATGGGCAGCTCTTCGCCCAGCCCGTACCTGTTTTTGGCGTCGTAAGCCGCCGCACGCTCGGCGTAGACGACGCGGTCCTTGCCGCCGATCGCCTTCCGCTTCCCGTCCGAGCCCTCGATCAGCCGCATCCGGTAGTTGGCGAACAGCAGTGCGTCCGCCCATTCCTTGACGATGGGCGACACCTGCTTCGACAGCCGCAGCTCGTACCGGTCGTAGCCGTCCGTCTGGTCCGGTGGCGACGTCCGCTGAACCTTGGCGTGGGCCACGAGCAGCACGTGCAGCCCGGCGCGGTGCAGGTTGTCGAGGCCCTCGACGAACCGCCCCATATGCTCGGCCACCACCGTGTAGCCCTTGCCGAAGCCGTAGTCCTCGATCGACTTCTTGCCGTCCTGCTTGCAGACGAACTCGACCAGCGACCGCTCCGCCCAGTCGATCGAGTCGATCACGATCGTCTGGTAGCCGTGCTTCTCGACCGCCAGCTCGGCCACCGCGCCCCGCAGGCTTGGCCAGTCCGGGCACGCGACCCGGTCGACCTCGAGCTGCTTGGTTCCGTCCTCGGTGTCCAGAAACAGCGGCGTTGGAAACTGCGCAGCCAGCGTCGTCTTGCCGATGCCCTCGACGCCGTAGAGCACGCACCGCACCGGTGCAGCCTGCTTGCCTTTCACGATCTTCACTTCATGTCCTCCTCTTGGGTTGGCTCGTCCTCGTCCCATTGATCCATCGCGATCCGATCGAAAACCTCGCCGCGGAAGATGTCGATCCGGTTTGGCGCTCGAAACGCCAGGCGGACGACGTTGCCTCTGATCTCCTGCACCACGATCTCCATCCGTGCATGCGGCACGACGACACGCTCGCCCTCCGCTCGCGTGAGCACTAGCACGTAGCCCTCCTTAGCGCGGCCGGCCGCACTCCGTCACGACCGACCGCAAAAAACCATCCGTGATCAGGCCAGCGATCCGTCGCCGACCTCGCGTCCTTGCGTATCGCCATCGACGAAGAGGCTCTCGCCACGCTCGGCGCGGCGACACATCTCCTCGACCTTGTCTTGCGTGCCCGGCGCGGCCGTCGTCGGCTCGGCCGCGTCCATGGTCGCGCCGATCTCGTCGCGGACCTCGATCAGCTCGTCGATCGTCACGGTGAGCGCGTCGTAGAGCAGCGTGCGGTCGCCGCGAGCCGCGCGGGCCTGGTACGTCTCGCCAGCGTTGGACTGGCCGCCGGCCTTCGACGGGTCTCCGTACAGCCGCACGATGGCGCACAGATGCGCGTGGCAGCGGGCCACGCGGTGCAGCCACGTCACGAGAAGTTGGCAAGCCCGAGATCGGATGCGTGTACGACGGTTGCGCTCGCTCGCCGCAGCCCGGCTCTCCTGCGCCGCTCCTGCTCGGACCAGCGCGACTGCACCTCCGAGCACCGCTGGCGAATGGTCGCCTCGTCCGGGTCCTTGGGGCCGGGATGTGGGTCCGTCCAGCCGAGCGCCCGTAGCCGGCGCGAGATCGACGAGGTAGTCGACCCCGTAATTGCGGCGATGCGCTCCAATGGCATAGCCGCTGCCCACTCGAGGAGCTGCGTATCCGTGACGTGCGCGAATCCGCGGCCCATCGGCAACACCGGTCGGCATGGCGTATCCCTCCGCCTCACGCCGTCGTGGCGTGACGGGGGATACGAATCGCAGAAGTGAGATAAGTCGTCAAGAGGACTTATCTCAGATGTGCGAACAGGGCCTTTTCAGGCGGCTTTGCCCCACAGCAGCCAGCTGGGGGAGCACGCTAGCACCTTGGCGATAGCGGCCACGCCGTCAGGGTCTGGCCGGTTCTTGCCGGCCATCCATCGCCAAATCGACTTCTCGTTGACGCCGGTCTTTTCCTCAAGCGTCTTTCTCGTCCAGCCGCGCTCGGACAGTTTGGCGGCGAGCCGCTGCCCGAACGGCCCATAGGACATGGTGCGTGGCCGACCGGTCCGCTTCGGCTTTTTTGCGGACACTCCCATGAGCGCTTTGCCTTCCTTGGCGTAGATCCCAATGGTTCCAGTGGGTCTGCTGCAGGCAGGGTTGCAATCCCCTCCGGATTGCAACGTTTGTAAGTGGCGGGGACAGGATGAAACCCCGCAAAACCGGCCGACCCGCACA